AAATGCAAACTAGGTAGAAACAAACCTACAAAAATGTACTAGGAGGGACTATGTCCCTACGAACTTTATTTCAGTTTGGGAAGCGGCTTCTTAAAGGTAAAAAAGAATCAGCGACACCGGCTACCGGACAACAACAAAAACAAATAACTTACGAACCAAAACCATCACAGGCTCAAGGCACGGAGTTAGCTTTACGAGAAATACGAAATCCCCCTGTTGTACTAAAACAAACTAAACCTCTACAAATGGGAGATGACATATCTCCTGCATTTGGTTCTTCTACATATGATTGGGTAATGAGAAAAGGTAGAGGTAAATATACAGCAGATGAATGGATTGATCATTTAACATCTAGAAGAAAAGAAAAATTTAATATCTTTGGAAAGCCTGCAACAAGAACAGTATTAGATACGAAAAAATTTAAATACGATAGAGGACCCTTTGCAGGTAAAGAAGTAAATATTTCAAAAGAAGAATTGTTTGATTCAAATCTAGCCATATTTGATAGCAGAGGAGATCTAACAGGTGGTTTATTATTTGCAGCACAGAAGTTTGGTTTGAAACTTGATGCAAATGAAGTAGGTGCCATGCTTAAATTAAACCCAGTCAATAGACTTAAAACTATGAACTTTGGTCTACCTGCAGGACTTGAAAAAAAAATAAATCTTACTGCAGATACAAATATAAAAATAATAGAATCTCTGTCAAAGAAATATAGAACAATAAACAATGAAGTAGCTGAAGAATTACAAGACGCTAAATATTATTTAAATAATTTTTCTAAACCAGGAAGTGATGATGTTGCAATGTTATCTAACGACACTATCTCAAGATTAAAAAGAGCTAGGGACAAATTAGATATTAATGAAATTAATGACAGAAAAATAATAAATAAAATGATTGGTGAAATATCAGAAGTTACTGCACCTTTAAAATCAGCTTCTAAACCTAAATATTATAACAATGAACAAACGTTAATGGGGGGTGACAATTATAGAGAAGTTGTGTTTTATCTTGACGAACCTATTAAAGGTAACTCACAAGTTTTAAAATCTGGTGGTTCTCATTATTCTGATTTTGTTAAAAATGAAATATTTCATGTAAGATTTGATACAAGATTTACACCAGATGGTAAAAAGGTTTTATCTATACATCAGATACAAGCGGACAATGCAAAAAGTGTTGCAAAAAATTTAAATAGGATGAAACAATTTGACGGTATTAATAGGAAAAATCCTTTTCAAAAAGACATTGAGAATAGAATGTTTCTTGAAGCTCAAAGTAAATTACAGAATCAATTAGCAAAAATATCAACAAGTGGTAATGCATCAAACATTTACAAAGCTGCAGATGATCTACAGAGAAATACTAAAAGATTAACTGAACAAGTATCACGTGGAAAGTATGATTATTTTCCTATGCCTGAAGCTGCTGATTACAATGATCATGCCTTAAAATATTTATTACAATTAGCTTCAAGAGAAGGTGCTGATTATGTTGCGGTTTTACCTTTTGATATGTTAAATTATAAAGCAAGTTCAAGAATAAAAGGTAATGAATATTCGTATGGATATTCTTCTGGCCGTGGTATCAACAAAAAAGGTAAAGCTATCATTCCAGAATTAATGAAGAGATCTGCACGATTTTTTAATAGTTCAGCAGGACCTATTAAAATTTCAAGATCAAACCCAAAAAGACCATACAAAAAAATAGAAACTGATAAATATACATACCCAGAGGATTCTGCTTTGAAAGGTAAAAGTTTTACAAGAATATCTCATTCGGATGCAGTGTTAAATCCTAAAAAAGGTTATAAACTAATAACAGAAGATAATCCAAACTTGTATTTTGATGCGTTTGCGATAAAAGTAAACAATCTTATGAGAGGCACACAAAAAACCTACAAATCCAAAGGTGGTCTTGTAGTAGATATGTTTAAAACAATGAGGTACAATTAATAATGGCCGTAGAGAAAAATAACGAAATTGTTGAAGAAGAAGCAAGAGTTACAGATGAGGTTGTAGAACAACCAGAGGGTTCTGGTCCAATTGATATTTCTGTTGAAGGTGAAGAAGAGATTGAAACAAGACCAGAGGATGATTTCAATGCAAACCTTGCAGAGAACATGGATGAAAGAACATTACAATCCATGGCAAGTGATTTGGTAGCTGAATACAAAAAAGATAAAACTTCGAGAAAAGAATGGGAAGATGCTTACATCAAAGGTTTAGAATTATTAGGTACAAAATACCAAGAAGTAACAAAACCATTTAAAGGTGCAAGTGGTGTAACACATCCATTACTCGCTGAGTCTGTTACACAGTTTCAAGCACAAGCATATAAAGAATTAATACCATCAGATGGTCCAGTAAGAACTAAAGTAGTTGGCGTTCAAACACCACAGATAGAAGCACAAGCAGATCGTGTCAAAGAATATATGAACTTCTTACTCATGGAAGAAATGGAAGAGTATACAACTGACATGGATCAAATGTTATTTTACTTACCATTGTCCGGTAGCACTTTTAAAAAAATATACTATGACGAAATCTTAGGAAGACCCTGTGCAAAATTTATACCAGCAGAGGATCTTATTGTTCCTTATTATGCATCTGACCTAAAAGATTGTGAGCGTATTACTCATGTAATTAAAATGACAGAGAATGACGTAAACAAAAAAATGGCAGCAGGATTTTATAGAGACATAGATCTTGGTAGACCTAGAGAGAATACAGATCAAGTGCAGCAAAAGGTTGATGAACTTCAGGGGGTTAAAAGAACAGACTCTGATCATTTACATACAATTTTAGAAATGCACGTAGACTTAAATTTAGATGACTATGAAGATTTTGACGACAAAGCTAAAAAAATTAAAATACCTTACGTTGTAACTATCGATGAAGGATCGAGTGAGAGTACAGAACCATCAACCACATTATTTAATTTATTAGGCTTTGTTGTCCAAGCAGGACAAAAATTTGCAGCTATAACAGATAGTGGAGTTGGTAATGACACACAAAATAGAGCTGTTGGTACAACTATAGCACTAATGGAACGTGGTTCACGTGTCATGAGTGGTGTTCACAAGCGTTGTTACTATGCAATGAGACTTGAATTTAAAATTTTAGCAAAAATTTGCCAAGAATCTTTACCACCAGAGTATCCATATGATGTTTATGGTGGACCAAGAAACATAAAACAGTCAGATTTTGATCAAAGAGTAGATATTTTACCTGTTGCTGACCCAAATATTATGTCAATGGCACAAAGAGTGACGTTAGCACAGACACAATTACAAATTGCACAGTCAAATCCACAACTTCACAACATTCACGAAGCTTACAGACGTGTTTATGAGGCGTTAGGTACAAAACAAATTGAAGGATTACTTAAACCTGCACCAAAACAACCAGAACCAATGGATCCTGCTAAAGAAAATGCACGTGCATTACAAATGCAACTACTAACAGCGTTTGAATTTCAAGATCATGACGCACATATTGCTGCTCACTCTGCTTTTATGGCATCACGTATGGTTCAAATCAATCCGCAGGTGTATGCATTGATGCAATCACACATATCAGATCACATTTCATTCAAAGCTAAGGCACAAGCTAAGGCAATGATGGCAGAAGACCCGCAAATGCAGATGATGATGCAACAAGATCCAGAACAATTTGATATAATGTTCCAAGCAGAGGTAGCAAAGATTGCTGCACAGATCACACAAGAGCTTGTACAAACAGAAATGCAACAGAATGCAGCTAAACAAGATCCATTAGTTAGAATTAAACAACAAGAAATAGATTTAAGAGCGATGGATCTGCAGAGAAAAGCAGAAGAGACACAATTTAAACAAGAACAAGAGAATCAAAGAGCAGCTGACAGATTAGGTTTTGATTATGATAGACTTGTGACGCAAGATCAACAGTCAGATGAGAGATTACAAATAGCGAGGCAGAAACTTGAGAAGAAATAATGAGAAAGGACTAAGCGGTGGCGTAAGAAAGGGACCACCTCCAGAAAAAGGCTTTAATCCACAAGGTCTGAAAGAAGGAGGATGCCCACATCGAGAACCAGGAGCTAAATCTGACATTAAAGGAATTAAAGACATACAAATTACAGGTAAAAAATTCATCGGTCTACGATAACCTCTCTGAAGAAGGTAAAATAATTTTTTTAGCAGGGATTTTTGATGGTGAAGGCAGTTTTGGTGTTTGGGGCAAAGGAAAAAACAGAAAATCATTTCAATGTTCTATTGAAATGTGTGATAAAGACATTTTAGATAGATTTCATTCATTTTTTGGTGGTTCAATTCTACAAGTTAGAATTAGAAAAAGACATTGGAAGCAAACTTGGAAGTGGAAGCTGTCAGGTAAGAGGGCTTTCGCTTGTGTCGGAAAAATGATAGAATATATGTGTCAAAGGAGGCAAGACAAGTACAATGTGGTTAAGTGCAATCAAATTAGCGGTTAGTGCAGGAAGTAAAATATACGCTAACAAGCAGAAGACTAAGATGGCAATGTCAGAAGCACAACTGATGCATGCTACAAAGATGGCCCAAGGTCAAGAGGCTTACCAAGGAAAACTTTTGGAGGCCCGTCAGTCGGACTGGAAGGACGAGGCGGTATTGATAATTTTAAGTTTGCCCGTGTTGGTGCTTGCTTGGGCGGTGATATCGGATGATCCCACTGCTATGGACAAAGTAAAATTGTTCTTCGAGATGTTCTCGCAGCTCCCTTCATGGTTCACAAATTTGTGGATCCTTGTCGTTGCGAGTATATATGGTATAAAGGGAACTCAAATATTCCGTAACGGAGGAGGAAAAAAATAATGGCTGGATTAGTAGGCGTAGCTTTAAGAGGATTTGGTAAAGCTTTAGGTAAAATTAAAAGCAAAAAAAATTTATCCTTAGATGAAAAATTAGGAATGCAAGATAAAGGATTAATAAATAAAAAAACTGGCAGACTTCACCCAGCTCACGAAGATGTTTTTAAGAATTTAAAATCTAAAGATATTAAGAAAATGACAAAAACAGGAAGAAATCCTGAGTTAGAACCTGGTAAAGGATCTTCGGAAACAAAATTAGAAGCAAAATATATTAGAGGTAGAAAATTTAAATAGGACAAATAAAATGAAAAAAATTTGGAATTGGATAAAAAAAATTTTTAAACCAACAAGAATAGAACCAACTGTAACACCCGCTGAGTCTAAGGTAGACTTAACAGGTCTTACAAAAGGTGATATAAAGAAACTTAAAGCACAAGGAAAACTATGACAAAACTATGTCCAAGAGGTAAAGCAG